ATATCCTAATTTACCTTCTAAATATTTTTTGAAAGCCATTTTATCACCTAATGTAGCTTTCTTAGATTCCATTTCTATTCTTGCTGCTTCTTTACCTGGTGAATTAGGAGCTATCTTATCATATTCGTCTTTAGCTAATTGATATTCATTGTTTAAATTAATTAATTCGCTATTAACTGTTCTTAAATTATCTGAAGCTATTTCTTGTTCTTTAATTTTATTTTCAGCTTCAGAGGCTTCTTTTTGACTTTGAGTATAAGCAGCGTTATCCATTCTAGTTTGATAATTTTGCATAGCACCTAAATCACCAGTACTTACATAATTTTGTTCAGCAGCCACTTGCTCTAAACTCTTAGGAGTTTCACTATTACCATAACTAGCTATTAATCTTTTACGATCATTTTCACTAATCTGATTTCCTATACTATCAAATATATTTTTAATTCCTTGACTTCTATCTCTTGCTCCAGCAGGTCTTTGATATGCCTGTAAATAAGCTTGAGCAATATTTGGTGCGGTTTGATATTGTATAATTGCCATAATATATATTCCTTAAAAAATTAATTTTTACTGAAGTAAAAATATGACCACTACGCGGTCATTAATGTTCACTAAAGTGATCATATTCCAACTAAGTTGGAATTAAAATAAACTTCCAATAGTACCAAGTAGGCCACTATCAGCTTGACCAGCACTATCTTCATTAGCTTGAGCAGTATTTGTAGCAGTAGCAGAATTCATTAATAAGTTCATTAAATTGTTATATTGATCAGATGTATTTGTATTATATGCATCACTTAAAGTTCCTAAATTATTAATCTTAGCTTGAGAAGCATCATTTACACTGTTAATTCTATTTTGATTGGCAGTCAATTCACTTTGCCAAGTACTTAAAGCTTGATTATATGCATTGTTATATTGATTCGCTGCAGTTGTATCTAAACTTTCTTTCTTAGTAGCTACATCACTTGCTATAGCGGCAGCAGCCCCTGTTCCTCTTCCAACTCCAGCTCCAGCTGCAGTATTTTGTGTTGTCTCTGCGGCTTGATTAATTATTTCATCATAATATTTATTTTTATAATCACCTACTCCGACTATTAAAATTAAAATCTGTAGCAGAAGAATCAATTACTTCAGGTGTATAACCACTTAAAGCATTATAATACTCTGACACAACACTAGAATCCGGTGTTATAGTCTTAGAATTATATTCATTTAATAAACTTAATAATTGATTATATTGATCTGATGTTTTATCAGTTAAAGCCTTAGCCTTTTCTTTTTCACTCATATTACTTAAATAGTTAGTAATTGCAGTTAAACCTACATCTTTATCAGCATCCTGTGCTATACTTGAAATTATACTTCCTGCAGCCATATTCTTTTTTCCTTATTTTATATATACTTGACCAATTATAGAAGAACCATTAGGTATACTTAATGTTAAATTAGCATTGTCTTCTATTAAAATTAAACTTATAGATGTATTTGAAATAACTTGAATATAAAATTTATTATGAGCAGGTAATTCAATATCTATATCTGTATCCTTACTAACTATATCACTAGTTATAAATAATAAACTTTTTACCATAGTTAAACGAACAAATTCATTACTCTGAGATTTCATCCATTTACCTTGTAAACTATTGATAATTCTAGAATTATCAGAACCTGTTTGTACATTATAAATATCCATTAAAATCTTCCTATAGCAGAAGCTAATACCTTTCCTGCGATAATTACAAAATCTGTATTTTCACTATAACTAATTTCAAAAGACCAAATTCGACCTACACCTAATCTATCAAAATTAGTTTGATAATCATATTGGCCAATTTTACCAATTCTTCTTTGAGCTACATTTGAGTAAGAACCTCCATCTCTCTTTACTCTTAACATAATCTTAGGATTTATTACTGTATCTTTTATAAATCCGTTATTAACTATTAACTGAAGTTGTTCAATTATAACTGGACTAAAATCATTAATTGTAGCACCACTTTCTCTCAATCTAATTATAGGTCTTCCATCATATTCTTCAAAATTATTTGGATCTAGCCATATTAAATATTTATCAGTTAAAGTTCCAAATATTAATTTATTATAAGATAACTGAGCAAACTGTGGTTCCCAACTTTCGAACATATTTTTAGTTAAAGATCTACTAGATCTATTATGCCAGACTTGTTCTAATTTATCATATACAAATGTTTTCTTATCAGTTAAAAAGGTTATAGCATAAAATTCATGTCCATTCTCTATCCAACATTGACCTATAGCATCTTCAGAATAAGTCATTGATCCTATCTCTCTTTCTAAATCTGGATTACTTATTTTAGTAATAGATCCATTTGAACCTAAATAAATTCCATTATTACCTTTTTCTGATGAACCTAACCAAAAAACATCAGGTCCTAATTTACTTAAACTTTTAGGAGCCTTAATTCCAATCATAGCAGCAGTTGTATCAGCAGGTGTTATTGGCTGATTTATATCATCTTGCCATGTCCATACTTGATAACTAGTTGGTCCAAAAGTCCATAATTCAGAACCAGTACATATCATAGCAGTTAAAGCATCAGGACTTAATTCACTATAGGTAACCCAACCATATCCATCATATTTACTAGTCATAAAAATATCATAATCAGTTTGATCTTCACCATCTACAACACTAACAGTTGTTACTACAGTTGTTGTAGTAATTTCTTCACCTAATGTGGTTTCTGTTTCAGTACTAGTCTGAGTTACACTTGCATCCTTACTAGTCTCAAATGGATATTGTAAACTTTTATAAATACCATCAGTTTGTAAATCATTTACAACTAAAAAACCTTTTATATATGAACAATAACTAGGTTTAATAATTTGATCTAATGCATTTTTAGGTAATTTAATACTTCTCCAATCGGCTAACATATCATTATTAGATAAAGTAGTATCAACTGCATATACATTTAATCCATCAACTATAACTAAATGAGGATGTGCACTACCTTGACCACCAGTTTCACACATACTTACATATTCACAACTAGTAGAAATATTACCAATTTTACAATAAGTTGGTCCATCCTTTCTTATAACATATACTGAATATCCAAATACAGCAAATAAAATAGGTGTTCTATCTTGTCCAAAACTACAAACTTGAATTCCTCTACAAATCTTTTCAGGCATCTCTAAATATATACTGTTACCTAAAATACTTCTTAATATCTTTTCAGCACTTGAACCTTCACCTTGAGTTTCTTGATACATGTTTAAACTATAGCTAGAATTTAATTTAGCCATATTACTTTTTCTAGAACCACCTATAATATTTTTAATTATTGATTGTGAAGCTGCCATTCAATTACCTCTCTAAATAACTTCCACTCATAAATTCAGAAAATGTATCTGAATATCTTTTCATATTAGTTCTAACTTTATTCTCAGCCATCTTAGCAGTTAAACTATTCTTCAATGTAGTATATGAACTTTGATATACAGTTAATTGTGTATTATCAGTTTTAGGCCAATCTTTCATAATTTCTACTATCAAACCTAATGTCCATAATTGTCTATAAATATCTGGTAACCTAACTTCTGAATCAAGATTAATATCAAACGCCTCATTATAATGTACAGATATTGCATTACCTATAGCAGTAGGCTTAAATAAAATTTTACCTTGTATATCATCAACTTGTAACCAAGAATAATAATCTGCTGTATTTGGATAACCTTCAAATTCTTCATCACTAACAAAACTCATTTCTACAGGATAATCATTTGAACCTGTACTTCTATTATATACTTTATTAATTTTTGTAAATTTAGGCATAACAACATCTGTAGCTATAATTACTTCTCCATCAACTATATAATCTTCTCCAATTATCATTGATTCCTTAGTAATATCAAACTTAATTGTCTTTCTAGTAAATGCTAAATAATTACTTAAATTTAATTCTGAAACTATTCCTTTTAATAATAATTCACCTTGATTTACATATTCTCCTGGTAAAGCATCAGTTGAGTTTGGCCAAATTCCACATCTAGCATAAGCATCAGCTATCACATCTCTTATTGTAAACATTTATAAACTCCTTAACAATTTATATCTCTTCTTTATATATTTATTAGTAAAAACGGAAAGGCAGAGTATCTAATAAATTAAACACTCTGCCTTTTGTTTTGGAGATAAAAAATTAATTAAACTTTAGCAATATAAGCCATAGAAGAACCACGAATATCACCTTTAACAGCAACATAAGCAACATCTTCACGAGTAATATTGTTTTTATTTGTAATATCACCTAATGAAGTAATTGAAATTTTTACTTCACCAACAGAACCAGATTCATTTTTAGCACCATCTAAATCAGCTTGATCGATTCCTTGGAATACTAAAGCTTCTTTAGTACGAATTTCACAAGGCCAATAAGTTGTTCCGGCACTAAGAATTACATCAACTGTTCCACTTACTGCAGCTAAATTTTCAGCAGAATTAGTTCCATCACCAATATAACAATTTCTTGCATAACAATTAGCGGTAATTAAACTTTGAACTTTAGCATTAACAGGTGTCTCACCATTTAAGGTAACTGCATCTTGTAAAACGAATCCGAATTCATAAGGAGATTTTGCACCTTGTACATTTGTAGAATATACTTCTGGTAAATTAAATGCATAACCTTTAGGTAAGGTAGCAGTTACACCACTTGCAGCAACCATTTCTAAATAAGTTTCAGGAATAGATTCACCATAATGTGTAGCATTAATTACTAATGCAGAATTAACTGCTAATCCAGTTATACCAGAAGGTACTTTAACTTCAGGAATTTCAGGAATATTAATAAATTCTACACCAGCATACTGACCAATTGAATTTTCAGCATAAAGATTTTTAGCTGCATCAGAGGCAATACCAAATGTATATCCACCAATAGCTTTAGCCGCAATTGCACCTTGTGCTCTTGGAGCAATATATCCAGTAACTGTAGAACCTTGTCTAGCAGTAACTGTAGCCATAGCTGCATCACTTAATGCCGCCCATGGATTACTATTAGCACACACAACACCTGTCTTAAAATACTCAGTATCAATAACTTCTTGCTGAATTGCAATAGCTAATTTAATACTAGTAGATTTAATATATTCAGCCCATGAAGCTAAATCAATAACTTTAGCGATAACATCTGCTTCTATACAAGCTTTCTTTTGTGAACGCCAACCATAAATTACACGTTCTTGCATACCAGTACGGTCAGCATCAGTCATGACAATACCATCAGTTACCTTACCGCCATCACGTAACACTAATCTAGCAACTGAACCAGCTTGTGAACCTACACTAAAATCAAATGGTGCATAACTATTTTTTAAATAGTTTAATTGATCAAACACTTGAGCAGCAGCAGCCACTACGAATTTGTTAGTTATAATTGAATTACTCATATCATTTTTTCCTTATATGAAATTTATTTAAACTGACGAACATATTTTAAAGCATCTATAATCGAACTTGAACTTAAATTCTTACTTACCTTAGGTGAAGGTGATTGAGAACCAAGTTTAGGTACAGGTTTCAATGAATTATCAGATTTACCATATACTATCTTAGGTCCACCAATCTTAAATTCATCTTTTTTATCTTCTGTTCTACTAAACTTAATCTTATTTTTAACTGTACCTTCAGATTTTATTTTAGCTTCAAGATCTCTTAAATATAATTTCTTATCTAAAGGATCCTTCATACTAAATATCTTTCCTACTTCAGCCTTATTATTAAATAAATAATCTAAAAATTTAGGTCCAATCTCTGAAGCAATTATATGATTAACTAAAGTAAAATCTTTCTTTTCAGCAGATAAAATACTACTTGGTAATTCTTGCGTAATAATATCTAAGAAGGAACAATTAACAGTTTTACCGTTACCTAATTTCCATTCTTTTTTACTAGAAGCTTCTTCATACCTATCAAAATATTTATTTCGTTCTGCCTCATCAGGAAAACAACTTTCAATCTTTTTTGTACCTTCTATATCAGCTTCTTCTAAACTAATATCAGAATTGTTAGCCAACATTTGTTGCTCTTTATCTTTAATTAAATGCTTAGCAACTCCTTTCTCAACTAAATATTCTTGATATTCTTCAGGACTAGCAAAAGATTCTTTAGGTTTATTCTCTAAATTTACATGCTTTAAGTCATCAATTTCTTTTTGTAAACGTACAATCTCACGATTCTTACGTTCTTTTAATTTTTGAAAAGCATAATTTGTTTGCTCTTCTTTTGTATACTTTTTCTTTCCTTCATCTTTATCTAATATAGGTTTCTCAGGCACTTTATCATTATCAGATTTTGGACCAACTTTATCTAAAACTTCTTTAGGCTTAGTAGAATTATCAGTTGTTTCTAATTCCTTATTCTCAGATTTAAGATCAACATTGACTTGAGATTTATCACTATTATCTTTATTTTCTGGAACTGCCTTATCAGATTCAATTAAATCTGATATAATATCATTAGCAAATGACATATTAATTTCTCCTTTTTTACCAAACTATTTTTTATAGGTGTTTGTTACCTATCTAGTATATTTATATAGCTAAATGGCTAATAATAAAGTATATACTTTTTTAATGAATGCTAAGCATTCATATGTTCACTTTAGTGAACATTAATTTTTACTGAAGTAAAAATATGACCACTACGTGGTCATTATAATTTAAAGTATTGATTCCAATATCTACCTAAACTTCTATTAGTTGTAAAGTCTATAAATTTTCTATAAGAACAAGGTGAAATATAAGTTTTACCGCCACCTCTAAATCTAACTCCAACTGTATTAAATAAAGGATCATATTGAATTCTACTTAATGCTGTTGAACCTAAATTAGCATCACCTCTTAATTTTTTATCATTATACCTTGAACCATATTCATTATACCAATTAGGTGACAACTTCATCTTTAATAAAGCTGCCTCTCTTACTTGAGGAGGTCCCTTAGGTATTGTTCCTCTATATTTTTCTAAAAAACCTTTTACAGGATAATTACTATATCTAGTTCCACTATATCTAACTGGTATATCTAACATCTAATTTTTATTCCTCAACTGTTGGTACTAAAGTTTTCAATAGGAATTTCTCCATTAATAACATCATTAGATGTCATATGACCAAGATCTTGGTTATTAAGTTCTGAACCTTCTTTACCAAAAATTAATTTATCATTTTCTTTAACTTGGTCTTGAACTTTTATACTTAATTCAACTGCTTGTTTATTCATATCCATTTGAAGTTGAGTAGCATCAGTCTTACTTTGTAAGCCTAATTTGGCATATTCTAACTTAATTTTTTCTAATTCAATGGCGGTAGTAGATTGATTATTCATAGCGGTCTTAGCCAAATCTGCTTCTCTTGCTTCACGATTATTTAATAACTCTAAATTCAAAACTTCATTCTGTTTGTTAGCTTCAGATAATTGATTAGCTAATTCTTGCATCTGAGTTTGTAATTGACTAGTCATTTGTTTACCTTTATTAATTACATTTAAGACCATAGGATCTTGATTTTCATCTACTAACGTAATTGAAGGATCTAAATTAGCTATTAAATTAGCTTTTAATTCTTTTGTAGATTCATCATCAGAACTATCACAATAAGCTAAGTTTAATAAAGCTCTAGATTTACTATCAGATTCAGGTATTAAACTTGACATAATAGCTATTTCTTGTCTTTTTCTCATTTTCTGAGATATAACTGCTGGTCCATTAACAACTTTAAATCTGTATTTTGTATCAGAAACTAATTCAATTAAAATTTTACCTATAACTTCAGAAGCTGAAGCAGCACTTTGATATAAGTCATTTAGGTTACTATAGCTATTTTGTTGTTGCATCAATATTTCTGTAGCAGTTGTAGTTGTCTTTTGTATCTCCGATATACCATCCATAGGTATTCCAATTGAAGCATATAAAGCTGTTCTATAAATGTTAAGCATTGAACTTAAATCACTAGTATCAAAACTTTCTGATATTGGTACTAAAGGATCAGTTCCAGTAGCATGTAAGATAAATTGTACATTATCATCTGACCATCTAGATGCTATATCTTCTAAACCTTCTAATTGAGCAGGTGTAGCCTGTATTTTAGTTTTAGGACTTCTAAAATATCTTTCTGCTAAAGCAGAATATACAATGTTTATTAAAATTTGTAGACTTTTTGTATTTTTTATAATTCCAGAGTATAACCATTTCTCATCTACTAAGTCTTTATAGAATGTATATCTTACAATTGGTATCTTTGTTGTCTCTAAAGTATGAAATTCTACTACTTTATCACCAATTAGTTTAAACATTTCAACAAAACCATCATCATTTTTACGATAATATGTCACTAAAGCTAAATTTTTATCTGGAATTGACCAGTATGAACCGCAAATCCCATACTAATGGCTTTTTATATTTAACATCTACGTCAATTATGTCTTTACCGTATAGTCTTTTTGCTTTAGATATAGGTAAAAAGTCAATTAATGCTCCAGCTTCACTATCTTCTAATGTACTTTTTTGTGCATTAGGATCAGCTGCTACTCTACTAATATCACCAATATTTTCAATTATCCATTTGTAATTATCACTATAATCATCTTTAACTGAAGTAATTACACAATATCCATAACCTGTAATTGCAGCATTTCTAATTGATTCTTGTTGACTAATCTTACTTGAAGAATCTGATTCTATCATATCAATAACATTTTGTATTTTTTCTGGTGCTTCTAATAATTGTATATGATATGGACTAGCTGAATATGAACTTACTATAGCTGAAGCAATCTTTTTATATTCATTAGTTTCAGAACAAGGTCTTTTTGTTCTTTTATAAATTCGCTTATTTTCATCATCCCAAAATGAATTTGAATAGAATTTGAAGTCGTCTTTAGCTCTATCTAAGTCTTCACCAAAATAGTCTCCTGAATCTTTAATGAAATCTAAAGCTTCATCTATAATTTCTTTATCATCATAAGGATTTTTCTCTTCTTCTGTAGATATAACTTTTTCTTCCTCATCTGCTAAATCTTCACTTAAATTATTTATCTTATTTTCTACTGGTGTCATGTTACTTGTTCCTCAATTTAGATATACTTTCTATATCTTATTTATAAGTGTTTTTATTAATGCTAACTAAGTTAGAATATGATCACTACGTGATCATTAATTAAACCTATTGTTCATACTAGAAATGAAATTATCTCTATTAAAATTAGGTTTATTCTCTTTTAATTTAAAGCCTAATAAAGCTAAACCTAAGCTATCAGCGTCATCAGGCGAAATATTGCCTATCAATTTCTTAATCATATCTTTTGGAATTAAAGCTCTTTTACCTTTTGAGTCTGATGTATACTGTGTAGCCTTCAACTCTTCAAATAACTTAAATTCTGAAAAAGGTATATAAAATCCATTTTTAATATAATCTGCCAAATTTTGATATAAATAAGTTCTAATATTATTACAACTGTCATCTAATGATGACATGGCAAAATGAATTGGATGTACATTAGTATGTGAAACTTTTAATGTATCAAATGTTCCTAAACCAAATCCACCTGTATTATCAAGTACTATAGCCTTAATATTATCTTTACCATATTTAGCTTCAAGTTTATCTATTTCTTGAATTACTCTAAAATGATCTTCATTATGTGATAATACAATTTTATCTAATAATCTATATTCATCAACTATAGTAATAACTGTAGAATCTGCACCTGAACCAGCAAAATCTATACCAATACATTTTAAGTCTGTACTATTATAATCCTTTATGGCTTTTAAGGCAAAATCTTTCTGAGTTACTATAGCAGTCTTAAACTCTGATTCTATTGCCTCTCCTAATACCTGTTGCCTATATAATAAAGAACCTTCATTATATCTATCTTTTAATGATTGTTTATAAGCTTCTGAAGTAAAATTATTATCTAAAGAAGAACCATAAATTACTTTATCATAATTTTCTTTAATCAGACGTAGATACCAGTTTGTAGTTGGTGTTCCAGTAGGTGTAGAAATTAATCTTATTTTAGGATCATTTTGACCGTCTTAATCTATCACAACAATTATTATATAAACCTTGAGAGCAATATGCTGCCTCATCTAAACCAAAACATGAATAATCTGATAATCCTAAAACTGATTCTGGAGCTTCATTAGTAACTCCGAGTAATTAATTGACCATTACTGAAGGCAAATTCTTTTGCCCCTTTATTAAAAGAATATTCAAATTCTAAAATTTGAGCCCATTTTTTAATTTTTCTAAAAAGAACTTTATCTAAGGCTGAATAAGTTTGAGCTCCGAACTATAACACTTTCATCTGATTTTACCCTTAATAAAGCCCATAAAGCTAAAGCTTCACTTTTACCTGTACCTACTCCTGTCTGACAAATGATTAAAGACTCTTCTGCCCTTCTTAAAAAGTTTTCTTGAAAGCTATTTATCTTTAATTGTAATTTAGCCATATATTAATTACATCTCCGATGTAATATGTGCACTATAGTGCACATTAAACTGTTTTAAATTCTATTTGTAAATCTTTTTTTAAGTTATCATTAGTGACATTTACTTGATTTTCTACTTTTTCAGACCAATTTTCTTTGAATCTTCTTTTTAGAATTTCTAAGGCTGGAGCATTAAAACCTTTAGCATCATAAAAATTACTAACTAAATTTACCTCAAGAGAAGCCTTATAGGTCTTAAACCATTCATCAAAAACTTCTCTATGCTTTTTATTTTCTTCACCTGCATATGCACCTAATCCAAATCCAAATCTAGTAAATCTATATTTTGGATCCAAATACTTTTGAATATTTCTTAACCAATCATCTGTATCTTTATAACAAATAGCTGTCCAAGCTATTTTACGCCAATCTGTACAATCAGTTATTACAATTGAGGTTTTAACAGTTTTGTCAATTTTATCAAAATAGTCAATGTAATCTTCTTGATTATCTAAAATACCTAAAGTAGAAGCTAATCTTTTTGAATCTTCACTGGTCATAACCACTTTACTTGATAACTCGTCTATACAGCCATTCATCAAGTAGTTTAAACATCCTAAAATTCTTTTACTTTCAGCTATTCTTTTTGAAACTATAATATCAATGCCTTTTTGATAATCTTCTATTTTAAACTTATATTGTGTAGAACCAGTCTTTTTCATGGTACAAACCTCTTTACTAAAGTTTCTATCCTGTGATTTAACTGAATTAATAAATTAATTATTTGTTGTTGTTCAGTTATGACAGGTTGTTTTATCATACTTTCTAAACCTTTCTTACCCATAAAAAATCCTCTCACTGTAAAAAAACTACACATAAATGTAGTTTATTCAGTTCATTATAATATTTTTAATTTACTTTAGGATCTACTTTAATGACATCGTTAGATGTCATATGACCGCTATGGTCATTAGCTACCTCATCAGCCGAATATTTGGCTAAGGTAGCTAAATCAGAACTTATATCTGAACTAATTCCTAATTTATCTTGTATAGAAATCAATCTAACTTGTAAATCAATTAAAGTATACATAATAGTTTTAGTTAATTCTTCGTGGTCTAATTTAATCTCCATCATTATCTCCTTTATTTTCTTTTTATTTTTATTTTTTTACTATTACAGCCCATAATTACCTCTATTCAGGTTCAGTTTCTTTAGGCATTGCATTTTCATCTGGAACAGCCGTTTCTTCAACCATTGATACTTCTTCACCTGAAGCATTAGCTAATTCATTAATTAAACCTTCTAAAGCTGTTAATTCTTCTTCAGAAAATTTATATTTCTTATTTAATTTTTCTATCATTTCAACTAATTTTTTCATTTGTAATTTCCTTATTACTTAAAATTTTATCTATATATTCTATTTATTAGGCTTTTTCTGACATAATAGATTATTTAAATGCTTTTCAAAATATGATATTTCTTCAGCTTTAATACACTTTAAGTCATATAAAAAATCTGAAGAAGGTTTTTGAGCACCTTCTATAAATAAATCTGGAATTTCATTACCAAATAAAGTCTTAAACTTAAACTTTAAATTAATACTATGAATATCATCATATTGAACTAATAAATGACATCCATTATATTCTACTCTATAACCTAATTTTTCTAATTTATTTTTAAATCGTTCTTGAATTGTATAATTGATGGATATAATTTTCATTTAAGATATTTTACTCCATCTTTTTTTTTGAGCTATAGCCATGTGTAACCTTTGTTCTGCTGTAAAAGGTCTATGTTTTTTTCTCATTCTTTCTCTGGATTCTGTACTCAATGGTTTTCTATGTTTTAATCTTATTTCTTCAGGCATACTTTCACCTCTATGATAGGCAACTTTATCTGATTTTTTTCCTAAAACTATTGAATAATTTCCTTTTACTTCTTTACCTTCTAAAACTTTACGATATACTTCAGGTGTCTCATATAACTCTTCTAATCTATCCATTTCTTTAAAAAATATTTTTCTAAAAAGACCATATATATCTGCATCTAAAATTTTATACATAGCTATATCATCTCTTCTAAAATTATTTAGAAAGTAATTATCTGCAAAGATTTTAGTTGAAGTAGTTATTAAATATCTATTATCTTTTTCTTCTTTAGTATTAAAAATTGTCATA